TTTTCCCAAGCAGTAAATCGATACCCCATACGATGTAGCCCATATTTTTTATAAAATATTTACTTTCGACTCGGCTTCTGCCCACAGCTTTTTGGCATACGTCAAATCTACTCTCCCCAAATCACCTTACATCCCTCCCCAAGAAACCACTCTGGAAAGGAAAAACCATGCAATTAGTCCGTAAAATACAGATCGAACAGGAAGCTCTCGACGCCACGATGAAAGATGGGAACGGCTATGGTTGGCTCGAACAGGTTGAAAAAGCTCAACAAAGGCTTCGGGCGAGGGACCGTCTCGACAGGGCTATGGTACAACATTCGCTTAACGATCTGGCGTTTTATCCGAAACGGCACTATTAAACCCCGCATTGAAAATTTATATTTTCTCTGACGAAGGGTGGGGTACACTGGCTCAACCTCGAGACCGGTGCCCCTTCCTTGCCAGAGCAGCCTGACAACGTCGTATATCTTCCCGGTTGTGAGGACGCTCTTGATGTAGCGCCAACGGTCGATGTTGCGCTGGATCTGGCGCGGATGGTCGGTCTCGAGGATATTGTCATTATCGGCCGCCGCAAGAACGGGATTTTTTATTTTGACAGCAGCACCGACGATACGTATTACGTCAACTGGCTTCTTGATGTAATGAAAGCGAAGATGGTATGAGCGGACTGCCTTTCTCTGGACCCGGCGAACCAATTTCATTTGAAGAAGCACTCTCCCTGCTTAATGCCGCATTCGATACGTCTATCGAAGATGTCCCCGCCGTCGGCTTGATGCCGTATATTGAAAGCGATGAGAAGATCGAAGCGCTGTGGTGGCGGAATTTGTATTTCGATAAGAGCGGGAAGGTGTATCGTGGAGATGCCCTGCACCCTTCGGAAGACGTTGCCCGGCGGGCAGGTAATTTAAAACTGCGAGACAGTTTTGCACGGGAAAATATCGATATCTTGAGATTTAAAATCGATGGCGATTTACCAAAAGAAAATTATTCGCACTTCATCCCGGTGCCGTGGTTGAAGAAGTGAGTTTGGCTGACGAGGAAGAGTTGTCGCCGCGCGAGCTGAAGAAGCTCAAATTCGAGGAAACCGGAAAACTTCTCAAAAGACTGGCGTTGCGAGTGCCGTCGCTCGAGCCCGAGCAGCAGGCGTTAGCGCAGCAGACGTTCGATTGGGCCGAGAAGACGGCGTGCGAGTTGTCGCTGGCGACGTTTTTCCGGCGCGCGTGGCCTTCGATCGATACGTCAACATATAAACATAACTGGCACATTGATCTTGTGGCCGAGTGGGCGGAAAAGCTGGTTACTGGCGAGAGTAGGCGGTTGATTGTCAACGTGCCTCCGCGAACAGGCAAATCGACGTTGTTGTCGGTAGCGTTGGTGGCGTGGATCTGGATCCAGCCGGATCGAGGACCGATGGCCGGGCCGCAGGTGAAGTTTATGTGCGCCTCGTATGGGCAATCGCTGTCGTTCAGCCACTCGATTTTGTGCCGGAATTTGATTATGTCGCCCTGGTTTCAGAAGCATTGGGGTCATCGTTTTAAAATGAAAGATGACCGTAACGCGGTAGGGTTTTTCGAAAACGATAAAGGCGGTTACAGGATCGCGACTTCTGTCGGCGCGGGCTTAACCGGCCAAGGTGCCGATGCTATTTTTATAGATGACCCAGCGAATACTGTCGACGTTGTGTCTGAAGCTGAACGTCAATCTGTTATTAATTGGTATTCGCAGTCGCTTTCCACCCGGCTTAATGACCCAAAGACGGGCATCATGTTGACGGTGATGCAACGGCAGCACGAAGAAGATTTGACGGGGTATTTACTAAACACGGAACCAGAGATGTGGGACCACCTGGTTTTGCGGATGAGGTACGAGAGTAATCCAGTTCTTGAATACGATCCGCGCGACGAAGAGGGCGAGTTACTCTGGCCTGAACGAGTGCCGGAAGACGAGGTGACGAAACTCGAGAAGACGCTCGGGACATGGGGCTCTTCGTCTCAATTGCAGCAGCGGCCGGAGCCGAAAGGCGGCGGCATTCTACGAGCGAAAGACTGGAAACTATTTCCTCCGGAAGGGCAGGAAGAGGATTGGAAGAAGGACGGCGTGATCTGCTGGCCGCCGTTTGAGTTTGTGTTGGCCTCGGCGGATCTCGCTTTTACCGAAAAGCAGGAAAATGATTATTCGGCGTTGACGATCTGGGGCATGTGGTTTGATCGTACCGGATCACCTAAAATCGTCGCCATTCACGCGTGGCAGGATCGGTTGTCGTTTAATCCGTTGATTACCCGGATTGGTAATAATTGCCGGAAATTTAAGCCCGATGTGTTGCTGATCGAAGCTAAAGCGGCTGGTATCTCGGCGGCGCAGGAAATTCAACGGGTGTTCGGTGCCGGCGAGTGGTCGACAGTGCTGATAAATCCCAAAGGAGATAAAGTTTCTCGCGCGGTTGCCGTGCAAGGACTTTTCGAAGAAGGTTTGATTTACGCACCCGACCGGGAATGGGCGCAGCTTTTGATCGACACCTGTGCGTCTTTTCCCAAGGGAAAACACGACGATTTGGTGGATAGCACCACGCAGGCGTTGCAGTATATGCGTAGTAACGGGCTGATCCGGCGCCGGGAGGAGCAATCGCGGTATGTGTTCGAGGGGTTGCTGCGCCTCGGTGAAAGTCTTGCAGAATTGCCGCCATATGACGTATAATAAACGAAATGCCGGTCGTTGGGCGACGCGGCATTTCTAACCAACAACGGAGTAGAGTCCGCCATGGCTTCTCGAGAGATATATCGTCTTTTAGTACCGCGCAAGGTTTTTTTGGCGCGGGGAAAACCAAAGAAGAAATACAAAAACGGTAATTTTATTCACGGAGAAGCTCGAAAGACAGGCGAGTATAATACTTGGGCTAAAATGAAAAATAGATGTCTTAATCCTAATGCTCCTGATTATCCTCGCTATGGGGGCCGCGGCATAACGGTTTGCTCCCGGTGGCTTAGAGGTGAGGGGAAGATTGAAGGGTATCAGTGTTTCTTAAAAGATGTAGGACGCCGCCCTTCTTCGGAACATCAATTAGAGAGGAAAAACAATTCAAAAGGGTATTCACCGGAAAATTGTAAGTGGGCAACGAGAACAGAACAAGGCGGCAATAAACGTAATAATTTCCTGATTACGTACGGGGGCGAAACTTTATGGCTGAATGAATGGGCGCGACGCGTCGGGTTGTAGCGTACTACGATACGTGCCCGGATCATGGTTTATGGGTGGTCTGTGGCAGAAGCTTTAACCACCCCTGTATTAGGTTCGTGACACCGACCCTCGTTTTGTGATACTTTTCTATGCTCAAAATGTCTTTTTGGGGCTAAAATGACGTTGGCTGCCCAAGCCGAAGTTGAGAATCTCAAGGCTCCCGATAAAAAACTTCATACGATCCGCTATGACGCGCCGCCACCGGCTTCGCTGCCGGATGGTGTCACGGTCACTACGGAGCCGGACGAAGACGATCAGCCGGATGAGAATGGATTAATTTATAACGAAGATGGTTCGGTGACGGTTGCCGATATGCCGAAGAAAAAAGTCGGCGGCGGGAAAAAGAACTTCAATAACAATCTGGCCGAGACCATGGACGAGATGGATCTCGATATTTTGGCGTCTGAATTGCTCGAAGCCATCGAAGACGATATCCGTAGCCGACAAGAATGGAGCGAAACTTTTTCGCGGGGGATAGATCTTCTTGGTTTAAAAATCGAAACTCCCACCTCCGAAGTCACCGGCGGGGGCAACATTGCCAAGGTCAAGGATCCGTTGCTGCTCGAGGCAGTGCTGACCTATCAATCGAATTTCAACGCGGAGATGTTGCCGGCCGATGGGCCGGTCAAGGTCCGCGACGATAAGATTCAAGTGCCCCCGCCAAGCACACCGCCCGGATCTATCCCTGGTACAGCCGCCGCGTCGCCGGCTGGGATCCCCGGTATCGGACACAATGGCGGACCACCACTTGAAGGGCCACCGCCCGGCGCAATGCCGCAAGCGAGTGGCCCACCTGTTTCTCCGCCGGGTATGGCGGCGGGCGGTACTGTCGGAGATACGGTACCGTGGATGTTTACGCATCATCTCGACGCTTCCAGCACAACCGGCATGAATGCGCCGCAGGCGGATATGAATTTACCGCAAAGCGATCCAGGGCTATCGCATGGTGAGAATGAAAACAATTCGGCAGCGGGTATCAAGGAAGATGCCGCGCAGGCCTATAAAAATCATGGTTCCCAGAGAATGGCGCTTGGTGGTGTCGCGGCGCCGATTAACGGTATGGCGCCTCCGATGAATGGACCGCCACCGCCTATGGGTGGCCTCGCCCCACCGCCCGGACCGGTGCAGCCGCCGATCTCACGCGCGGAATTGGCCGACGCTTTCGAGAATGATTTCAACCATTACCTGACCGTGGTGGATAAGCCCTACTATCCCGACACGGATCGGATGTCGTTCAGCCAGGGTCTCGGCGGTTGTGCGTTCAAGAAAGTTTATGTCGATCCGATCGAGGAGAGGCCGATCTCGCGCTTTGTCATGGCGCAGCATTTGATCGTCAATAACGGCGCATCCAGCTTACACGATGCCAAACGCATCACCCACCATATCCCGGCGATGTCGCATATTGTGATGCGGCAGATGATGGATGCCGGCGCCTATCGCGAGGTTGAGCTGTCACAGCCAACTTCGCAGCCGGGAACGGTCGATGCCAAGATCGCCGAGACCGAAGGGCGCCAAGCCCGTGTCGATAGGCCCGATGACGTGGATTACAACGTATTCGAATGTTATTGCTACCGCGTACTGCCCGGCGACGAACAGAAGAAAAACAGGCCGGTGCCGTACCGCGTCAGCATCGAGAAAGACAGCCGTAAGGTTCTCGAAGTCCGCCGTAACTGGAAACAGGGCGATACGAATTTCAAGCCGCGCCGGCGTTTTGTAAAGTTCTCGCTGTTTCCAGGTTTGGGCTTTTACGACTACGGCTTCGTTCACATCCTCGGCAACACCACGCGCGTGCTGTCGGCGATTGAAAGTTTGATGGTCGATCAAGGCATGTTTGCCAATTTCCCCGGCGGCATGATCGACAAGATGGCGGCCAAGCAGGAAACCAACCAGATTCGGCCGGGACCAGGCGGCTTTAAACCGATCGATACCGGCGGCCGGCCGATCAATCAGGTTGTTATGCCAATGCCGTACAAGGATGTTTCGGCGAATTTGATGGCGCTGGCGAAGGGTATCCAGGACGGTGCTCGTAAACTCGGCAGTATTGCTGAATTGCCTATCGGTGAAGGCCGCGGCGATATTCCGGTAGGTACCGTGCTGGCTTTGATCGAGCAAGCCAAGGTGATGGAATCGTCCGTGCACCGCCGTAACTTTGCCGCGCAGCACGAAGAGTTTGAGATCCTGAAGGAACTGTTCGCCGAGGATCCCCAATCGCTGGTGAAGCTGGCGAAAAACCCGGCGCGGCAATGGGAAATAGCCGAAGAATTCGAAGACCTCGATCTCATCCCCATGGCGGATCCGAATACGTCGAGCAAAGTGCAGCGGATCGGCAAAGCTACCGCGCTGCTACAAATTTTACAGCAATCGCCACCGGGGCTGCTCAACCCGAAAGAAATCCTGACGCGCGCGTTTAAGGAAATGCAGTTGGAAGATATCGACGCGCTGTTTCTGCCGCCGCCAGCCCCCGGATCGCAGCCGCCGGCGCCGCATCAGTTGGATGCCCAGGCCAAGGCCGCACAGTTGCAGCAAAAATCACAAAGCGACCAGATGAACGCGAAAATAAAATTGCAAATTGCTTCTATGGAGAGCAACGATAAGCAACAAGCCAATCAAGTGCAAATGGCATTGGAAGCCGATAAACTCAAGATCGAAGCCATGAAGCATGTCGCCGAGATCCAGCAAGGAATTACCCCGGACAACGTACCCCCACCCCAGTCTTGAAACAGGAGAGCAGCATGAGCAGCGCATTGAGTGGCGATCTGGATGTCGAGAAAGATCCCGCCTACAACAAATTAAAGACCAAGCACGACGCCAGCGAAAAAGCGAAGAAGGTTCTTCGCGGGGCCGGTTATGCGCGCGGCGGCGGTGTTTCACCGGCCAAAAAGAAAGCCATGAAAGTCGAAGGTCACAAACCGAAAGGCCGCGCGGATAAATATGCCCGTGGTGGTTCTGTGCCTAAAGGCCATCATACAACTAAAATAAATCTGAATCTTGGCGCCTCAAGCGCCGATAAGCAGGAAGCAATGAAAAAGGGTGTTCAGATCGGCGCTCAGCTCGCGGCTGCTAAAATGGCTGGTGCGGGCGGCGCTCCTCGTCCGATGGGCGGCGCGCCAATGCAAGCGCGCGGTCCGATGCCGCCGCCTCCCGGCGCAGCGCCAGGCGGCATGCCGCCCGGTGGTCCCGGCGGCGTTCCTCCAACCATGCAAGCGCGCGGTGGCCGGACGTATAAACGCGGCGGTAAAGTTGCCGGCGTGAAGCATCTTACCGGTGGTGCAGGCGCAGGCGGCGGAGAAGGCCGTCTCGCGAAAATAAAATCATACGGTGCGAAACCGAAACAATAAATTTCATTGACAGAATGCCGCGGGCTGGAATAAAGCTCGCGGCATCCTTTCTTCCGGGCACCCCCCTTTGTACGCAACGCTCTCGTCAAAATCCTTGGAATACCGCCCCGAGCATGGCCGGTCTGCGTCCTGGTTCGCGACGCTGTGCAGCATCCTTTCTCAACCCAAGCTCGACACCATCTGCCATCTACAGAGCGACGGCAGCCAGATTTTTAAATTCGGCGAGTTGCACGGCAAGCCGTTTATTTACTATTTTCGTGTGTGGCCGAACGGCGATTGTCGTGGCGGCCGGGAGGTACCGAACAGTGAGTGATGAATTAGACGATGACGGTTTAACCGCGCGCGAGCGCGAGTTTCTGACCACGCCGATGTCGGGCATGAACCCCGAGCAACGGCTCGCGGCGATGTCAATCCGCGATAAACGTGATAATGCACGGTGGGCAGCAAATGCCGCGCATCGTCAGCAGAAAGAAGCTGGGCGGAAGGCTGCGCTGGTATGAAACCGGATCCCGTCATCGAGAGGCTGGATTTTCTTACCAAGCGCGAAGCCAAGTTGACGCGCGACGTGGCTTCGGCCAACAAGCACATTTCGGTTCTTGAAAAGCGCGTCGTTGTGTTAGCCGATGCTTTGCAAAAAGGTCTTCCCCA